TTCTTATCATACTTAGTACATAGATGTGCCAGTGATATCTGGGCGTAACCAGTTGCTGGTGAACTGCCATACACCCACTCTTTGATCTCAGGCTGCGAACGAATCAAGTAGTCGGCGAATCGCATCTTCGATCCACCACCTATGAGATCGTCACGGACGATGAGGAACCCCTCATGCTCTTCTAAGACGGGAGGAGGGAGAGGATCAGTCCAATCACCAAGTAGCGTGAGGTAGTCTTCTGCTGTCTCTGTGAATAGACTCATACTATCTTTAACTTACTAAAGTTATTCTTCTTGTTAAATACCATCATGTTATTGAACTTATCAGATAACTGATCTGCCTTATGGCTAATAATATAAACATTACATCGGGAGCCTAGGTTATGAAGTAGTTTCATAAACTCGTCCGTTCCCCCTGAATCTAAAGAGGAATCAAACACCTCGTCTAGAATCAACAGGTTAGTGTTGGCACTATTCTTCAACCTAGCAATCTCTCGCCATGTTAGTAGTATGGCTAAATCAATCCTAAGTTTTTCACCTTCACTAAAACTCATATAACTGAAGTCATCTCGATGCCTAGACTTGATAGTTTCATTGAAGTTTTCATCTAGGTTGAACTGGGCAAAGAAATCCATAACAGTTAGATACTTGTTAATAAGTTTGTTCATGGTAGGAAGGTAGTGTCGGATGATCTTAGATTTGATCCCACTGTCCTTTAATAGTGCCATAGAATATTCCATCAGAACTTTATCTTGCTTCATTGACTGTTGTTTTTCTACCTGCTCTTTACCTTCTTTGGCAAGATCCTTGAGAAGATCTTTCTCCTTTAGGTTCTCTTTATCAACAGACATTAGTCTAGTATATTCTTTTTGATTCTTTGTGATATAACTTTGGTTGGATCGAATCGTAGTATTATGGTTACTAATTTCCTTTTCCTTTTCCCTAACTTCACTAAGGATATTAGTATATTCATTTAGTTGTTTCTCAACATTATTAAGACTTACATCAAAGGCATTTCTATCTTTAGTCTTGGATTCTTTTTCTTCGTTGATCATTGAACATATTTTATTCTTATGATCTTCGGCAATAGACTGACGACAAGTCGAGCAGTTATCGTTTTCTGTATAGAACTTCATTTCCTTCTCTAGACGATTAAGCATCTGTTCTGTTTGATTTACTTTTTTCGTTAGATCGCGGAATGTCTTTTGTGTTTCATCCTGATCATTCAATTTAAGTATGAGACTATCAACACTTACCTGTAAAGAAACAATCTTAGACTCTAAATCTTTAATGTTATCTTCGGTGTTCTTAACATCTGTCATGATCACTTCCAGATTCTCTTCATTCTGCTTCTGTAAAGTTTCAATCATCTTCTTGTGAACAGAAACTTTCTCTCGAATGACCTCAATCTTCTGATCTATGATGCCAATACTTCCTTTGATTTCTGAATACTTACTCTTCACAAGTGTATTCATTGTGGAGAATATCTGAATATCTAGAATATCTTCAATGACTTCTCGCCTATCAGCGGCAGGTAACTGCATGAAAGGCACGAAAGATGAACTACCAAGAATCACCACTTGAGTAAATGACTTGTAGTTCATCTTAAGAATCTGTTCCTCAAGCATTTTTTGATAATCTTTTGTCTTGGCATCTTGATGTAACATGACATCGTTTTTATGAATCTCAAAAATCTTCGGAGCAAGGCCTCGTCGAACTTTGTAATCATCATTACCAATAGAGAACTCAACCTCAACAATACAATGCTTCTGGTTGATGCTGTTTACTAATTGTGGAATGTTCACCTTACGAAAAGGCTTACCAAACAAACCGAATGTAATAGAATCGAGCAGGGCAAAAGACTTACCCTGTCCGTTCGATCCTGATACAAGAACCATTGGATACTTATCTAAATATATTTCTGTGAAATAATTTCCGAACGAACCGAAGTTCTTAAATCGGACAGTCTTAAATTCAATCATACAGTCAAAGACTCCATATACAAATCACGAATCATAATTTTTAACTTTGTCTTCTGCTCAACATTTAGTTCTTTCATATCTTCTACCTCATTCGATATAATAGAAACAGTGTCCAGAGACAGATCGACATCCTCTTCGGTTTCATCTTCGCTTCCATAGTCTTCAACCACTGTAACATTAGAGACAGGTACATCATACAGTTTGTCAAGGAATCTGTCAAACAAATATGGTTTAGTTTTATTGTCAACGAAGAGTTTCACATAAGCATTTTTATATTCCTTGAATGGGAATTTGCTTATATCAAAGTCTTTACTATCATCATACGAAATCTTAAAGAACTTCTTTCGTGGGTTCTCTACAAATTCTAATTCCCGTGTTTCTGTGTCAAACACATGAAAACCTTTTCGGTCGTTGAGATCACTAAACGTAATTTGATATTGAGTGCCTAGGTAAGTTACGTTGTTCTGAACACTTCGACTATGGAAGTGTCCTGAAAATACCATATCGAAACGGCGAAGGCATTCATCTGACATACCACCGTCGAACGGCAGTCCTCGCATTACTTCGTAACCATTCAGTTCAAAGTGTCCGCAGATAATATTACTCTTCGTGTTCTTAAGATACCCAAGTGTCCCCTCACGATTCTCACTATTTACCCACGGAACCATGCCAATTTTTACACCATCAAATTCTAGATCAGTAGGCTCTTGATATATGAAAAAGTTTGAGTATCGATCACCGAACAACTCAGTAATAGAGTTGAGATCATTGGTATTCTTATAGAACGTGTCGTGGTTTCCTAGAATACAATGGACCGTGATACCATTACTAAGCAGTGGCTCCATGAACTCATTACGAACGGCACTTAAAGTATTGAAGTTAACAAACTTCCGACGATCCATAAGATCGCCTAGATGGAGAACAGTATCAATGTTATTCTCCTTTAGATAAGGAAAGAACTGCTCACGGAAAAAGTCTGTAAAGTAATCCAAAAATATTTGACTATCTGATCTCGCCCCAAAGTGGGAATCATTTACTATCGCTATTTTCATCTACATCCTCAAAACATGAAGTCAAGCCGGCTTGAGTTTTCTTCTTACTCTTCTTTGGCTGAAACTTCTTAATATCATTATCATTTAATTGAAAGAATTCTTTCATTGCCTGATCTGGATTCTTCTCGAAATAGTTTTCTTTGAACCACTTATAAATTCCACCAGAATGATCTCCCTCTTCAATCATCTTAAACTTAACATAAGATTGCTTCTTCTCCTTTTCAATACGGCGAAGAAAAGCATAATAGATGATCTGTGTAAAGTATGAGAAAGGATTCTTTGACTTCTCTGGATTGAAATTATGTGCGTAGAGAATACAATTCTCAATAGCATCCCCAATCATTTCATCCACAAAAGAATAGTTCATAAAGTTAGGCTTCATTGCTAGATTGGTAGCAATCTTGATAAAGCAAGTGCCAATATACTCTGTCATTGGAGGCTTTGGTTCACCATTTTCTTCGGCGAGTATCACTAATACTTTCCACTCGGACATCTTCTCGAAGAACAATTTGTTATCGATATAATGATTTGTACTTTTCTTCTTGGCCATAAATATATCCTTTGAACATACTATACACTGAAAATAATTATTGTCAAGTTTTTCCTTGACAGTTTCCAGTTTACCCATATAATTTCACTTGTGAAGACGAAAAAGAATCCCTCTAGAAACACCGGTTATACTAAGTGTGTTGAATCCATCTCTTCCAAATTTTCAATAATTCCTCGGTAACAGCAGCGAGTTCCATTTCTAAATGCTTTGGTTTTATTGGTTTAGAAATTAAGGGCATCTTACATTCTTTCGGTTTCTTGTTTCCCTTTTTTGTATTACAAGGAGAACATGCCGTTGTGAGATTAGTCCAAGATGAATCTCCACCTCTTGAACTGGGAGTGACGTGATCTATTGTTAATACTTTTCCACTCTTATTTTTTTTACCACAATACTGACATGTCCACTTATCTCTTTTGAAAATATTCTTTCGAGTAGGTAGATGTGATTGATGTGGTGTTAGAACATACTTAAGTAAAACTAAAACAAGTGGTAAAGGATAAGTTCCTTTAGGTGTTTTAATTTTATATGTTTTAGAGAATGAGTAAGGTTGAATAGCCTTACCAGACTCTAATAGAGCAACTGCTTTTTTCCAATTAATCACGTTTAATACTTCCTCGGAAGCGTTCAGGAGCAAGACTTCTCTGTCCATGTGGTCCCCTTAGTTAAGGTATTCGTCGGTATCCGAACTCCAATCAGTCAACCTATTGCCAAAATCTGGATGATTTTCATCATCCCCAGTATATTCCTCTGTTGTTTTCTCTGCGTTCATATTATCAAACAAGAATTCAGACATCTGTTCTGGTTTAATAATGCCCTCACTTATCATCTTCTTAAGAATTTCTGGCGGAATCATAAGAGTCATCACAATAAACTCTTGCATCTCATCATCATCCAGTTCATCTAGTCCATCTACGCCATCGAGTTGATCTGCTAGATCATCATATAATTTTTTCATAGTAGATTCAACATCAGGATTCATACTATTTTTACCGATTATATCATCGTTGGGATGTTTTGTAGGTTTAGTAGGTTTAGTTTCTTCGTCATTATAATTAATTACATTTCTTTGCTTTTTAAGATGTTCTTCTCTTTCCTTTTCTATATCATATAGTTTTTCTGTTTCACCTGTGGGTGAAAGAAAGGCAAGAACATTATCTTGGCCAATAGTAATTTCATCACTATCTACGAATGATAGCCAACTTTGAAGCATAGTTACATCCTTTTTTATTCCACTTCTTGGATCAATCACTGATTGTGTTCTAAAGATAAAAGGTTTTTCTAATGTAATATTTCTCTTATCTGACTTAATAATTTTTGCTATAACATCCTCACCATTATTTAATCTGATGATTTTACTTTCTAGTTTCTCGTTCATAATCATCTCCTTAAATGTATTTTAGATAACTCATAATCAAACTTCTCATTAGTATATATTTTAATTCTTTCGTTCAAATGTCTAAAGGTATGATTTTCATATTTTCCTAATGTGAGATCATCTGAAAGATCAAACAACTTAACTTTATTCTTCCTTTCTGTTTTTCTCAATCCTCTACCAATACTTTGAAGAACTCTTACAACAGATTTAGAAGGGCTAGAGAAAATAATGTTATCAATATTCCTAATATTAATGCCAGTAGAGCAGGTTCCGTAAGACGCGACCAGAACCGAATTAGTTTTCTTATCAACGATCTTGCGAATCTCTTCCCGTTGTATGACATCTGTTGCTCCGTGTATGAGGAAAGTCTCTTTATCTCCTTGACTAATCAATTCATACAACGGTTTCCCGTGCTTCTCCACATAGTTGAAGAGGACTAGAGTATTACCCTTTAACCTGTTGGTTAGTTCGGCAATAAACTGATTTCTCTTCCCATGAGTAACGATCCATTCTATTTCATCCTGATATTTTTTTCTCTTCATAAACTCCTTCTCGTCCTTGGTATATTGTAGCACAAGGCAGTTGATATCCAAAGTCGATAGGAGTTTCTTATCCATTAACGTCTTGGTTGTTGTAACCTGAAACACTCTACCAAAGAGTCCTTCGATTACAAGTTTGTGTGTCTGTGTCCCGTCGAGAGTTCCTGTTGTTCCTATTCGGTAATAGCAGTCATCTAGATTCGACATTAGAGTCGAAAGTGATTTGGCTTTAAACAAATGGCATTCGTCTCCAAAAACACAACCGAATTTTGAAAAATATTCTTTTGGCATATTATACAAACTTTGCCAAGTTGAGATAATAATTCTCTTGTCTGTTTCTTTTGACTGCCCACTAAACACTTGGTGGCAATTTGACATACAGTCCCAGTCATCATTCGATGAGTAGTCTTTGAAGTCTTCAAGCATCTGTGATACGAGACCTGTGGTTGGAACAATGATCAACAATTTCTTATCTGGAGGTAGCACTTCCATATAGTAACGCATCAACGTGTATATGATTAGCGACTTCCCAGACGCAGTAGGAGACAGCAGGAGACATCTCTTGGTGTTCAGTGCGTGTTGGATAGCATTCACTTGGTGTAAGTGTGGTTTAATTGCTTTATTATTTGCTACGATAGACAGAGTGTCTATAAACTCTGTAACGTCGCTCTGAGAGAACTCTGAGGACGGCAGAGAGTCCTTCAGCGTTTCTTCTAGTTGTATGGTATAGTTTCTATCTTTAGCAAACTGAATAACATAATCGAGTAAGCCTCGGTAAATAGTCTGCTTATATAGGTTAAACAATTTGATAGTGCCGTCCCAGATCTTCTTCTTGTAAGCGGGACTGAACTCGTGGTTTGGCACTTTGAACGTGAAGAAATCAGATAACTCTTTTGCTACTGATCTTTCACAGTCCAATTTTACATATACGGAATCTAGATGTAGAACAGAAATATCACTCATACACTATATGTATATGAGGAGTTATCCGCCGTTAGAGAATTTAGCCCAGTCGATAGCGGAACGGATATACCACTGGCGATTGTTGATAATCTTCACAACACCTTCTAGGTATTTCATCTTTTCTTCCTGTAGAGAAAGACGATGAGATTGTATGATTAGTTCACGGTCAGACTCAATAAACTGATCAATATCGGCTCGAAGAACATTGAGTGGAAATGGTTCCCAACTTCGTTCTTTGAGTTCATCATCACCCATTTTACCAGTATAATATAGCCACTTATTTTTACGAAGTGTTTTGTATTGAGACTGCATCTTCTTATACAACAACGTCTCATCCGTGAATAGGATAAGATACTTGTTATGAAGTTGGGGTGTTTTGATGGACTCGATATCTAGTTCTGTTCGATCCATCTCTAGGTCTTTACTGACCATTTCACGAATATCATTTAGGTTCATATCTTAGTAATTTTCAATCCAGTAAATTTAAACTCTGTAGTTATAATTATAGGGTCCGGATCGGTGGTTGTCAAATCAAATCCAATTTCATCTAACCTAATTGGAAAAATATCTTGATATTGAATTTCTATATTAGGTCTGCTTTTATTATCCATAACTACTAAAATACCATTTGCTAATGATTTAGGATCACGCAATGGTGGAGATTTTTCTACAGGAACTTCTCCCCTTATCCAGTTAAAAATTTCCAAATAGTTGCTCATGTCTTCATCTACTATAAAAGAAAGGCTCAATGAACCATATGTGATTTTGCCTCCTGTACCAATTACAGATTGAGCGTATAATGTTTTAGTCTCTATGTTATCTACATCAATTGATGGAATATTTGCCTGCTGAATATAGAAGTTTATGTTTGGAATTCTAGGAATCTCAAACTTAAAACCATTGTTCTTTAGATAGTTTACAGAATCTGGTGCTTTGCGTGCCATAATATTCTCCCAATAAAGTATGTATACAAAAAAACACAGCCCCCCGTGAGGAGGGCTGTGTCTTATGCTACCTTAGAACTAGACTCAGAGTGCCTGGTTCTGACCGTGGAGGTTAAGAACCTCGAAGACACGATAGTACTGGTTAATACCAGTGGTATCGATCTGGTCATTACTACCGAAGGTTCCAACGTATGGGTTGGCAACCATTCCGTAACGAGTCTTGAACCCGATGCGAGGCTGGAAGGTGTCCTCACCAACCGCACGAACCATCTGTAGTGGAACGTAGGGGCAGTAGAACATACCAGCATCGTAGGGACTAGAACCTCTGTAACCTACGCAGATGAAGTTTCGTGATCCAGCGTATGGATCAATGTAAACCTTCATCTTACCATTGAGAACACCAGCGAAGGTGTTGCCAGTATCGTCAACATTAAGGCTGACGTTAAGGGCTGGTGAGATATTAAGGAAGCCACCCATTGCGAGGGCTGAAGCAACATCTGACGAGCAGATGATGAAGTTACCCTTACCGCGTCGAGTTTCCTTAGCAATCGCGTTGGCTTCACGTTCGATCTGGAACATGAGTCCACGGAAGCGTTCAGCACTCCAACGTCCGTCAGCATCACGGTTGACATCATAGATACCACCAGTGAGTCCTGCTCGAACATGCGAGGTGCGAAAGACACCATCAGAAGTGAGTCCCTTGACTGCTGCACCGACACCAGCAAAGAAGGAAAGATCTGAGTTTCTAGCACCAATTTTGGCGTTGAAGTAGATCCGACGAATAACTTCTCGGTTGATTTCCGCGAGGATTTCAGTCGAGAGGATATTAGCGAGTTCGCTTTCAGCATCAAGTCCGTGAACGGCCTTGAGGTCTTGAGCGAGTTCAGTGGTGTACTGAGCCTTGAGGGCACGAGTCTTTGCTTCAACAGCAACTCGTTCGATGGTGAATGCCATCTCGCGGAAACCGTGATTAGCAAGACCACCTAGTTTTTCAGCCTGTGTAACATTCATACCACCGGAGAGGGCTGCTGAATCAACACCATTACCACTACCGAATGGATCGGTACTGACATCAGATACTGAAGTAAATACACCACCCGAAGCACCAGCACGAGTGTCTGCTTCACTGAATAGTGCTTCAGTACCGCGAGCCTGAACATCAAGCACAGTTGCGTTTGAGTACTGAGCCTTCATTGCGAAGATCAAGCCAGTGGGTGC